CAAAATAATAGATGGGTAACAAATCTAAAAGCACAAACGGTTGTATTAGTAAATAAAGCAAAAGGATCAGGACCGGTAAATGCAAATACAGGTCAGAATGCACAAGGATTCTCTACAACCGAAAGAAGAGGATTAACTCCTGAAACTAGATTTGTAGCAGAAGCAGGACCAGCTAAATCTGCAGCAGAAAAGTATTTAGGGAGAACAATGACAGATCTAGAATGGAATCAACTAGTAAGAGCGACATTTGCAGAAGCAAGTCAAAATCAAACAGAAAGAGCTTACGTAATGGCAGCAATTCTAAATAGAACAAGAAATGCAAACAGTACGGTAACAGCAACATTATATAAACCAAACCAGTTTCAATCAGTAACAGGTACATCTAGAGATGGTAACCAACCAAGTGCAAACTATACAAATGGACCAAATGAAACAAACAAGAAAAGTATATACGGAGCAGCTACAGATATTTTACCAAGTGTACCAAAAAATATAGTAAACTTTACATCAGCAAATGCATCAGCATACAAAGCCGGAACAAATATAGGGTACCTAAACACCCTAAGACAAAAAGGTGGAGTACAGATTGGACAAACAGTATTCTCAACATAGTAGTAAAACGATAAAGCAAAATGTTTAGACCTAAAACAACATATACAAAACCAAAATCAACCCCAGGAGGAGAGTTTAGAGAAAAATTCTCAGGAAAGGACTATAAAGGATCTTATATAAAAAATAACAGGGAGCAGTATTTTGCAGGAAAATCACCAGAAGATAATGGAGTTGAATTAGTGAAGATTGAAAAAAATCTTAGTATATTGCAACAGCTAGCCCCTATAGGACTGAGTTTACTAATGATGATCTTTACAAAACTATTTAAACCAACACCAACTAGTGGACAAACAAAATCAGGAGTACTTCCTAGATTTTTTGTGCAAGATAAAACAAATAACAAAATAGCAGAAACAGATCAGCAGTCATATGAAGAAGCACAGAAAATTCCAACAGTAAGAACAGCACAAACAGATTGGATAATAAAAGGACCAGCCGAAGATAAAAACTTTAATGGATATCCTTTTGAAGGAGCAGCATCAAAGAATAAAAAAGCAATACAAGCATTAGAACCTCAGATGCCAGGAATATCAGCTTTTATAACAGATTATTCATTCCTTGTAGAAGATCCAGCTACAAATCAAAAACCAGTACTATCAACTTCTACAGAAGTAGAAAAAGATCCGCTTATAAAACTAGAAAACGATCGAAAAGCAAATTTCGATTTAAGAAAATAAAATACTATTTATATAAAAGTAAAACACAATGGAAGATTTTAATTTAAAAAAATTCTTAGTAGAAAATAAACTAACTACTAATTCAAAGATACTAAAAGAGGAGATAACAAAAGATAGTCCATCATTTAAGAAGCTAGTAGCAAAAGTACAACAAATAAGTGACGAAAGTGGAAATGATTGGGATGCTTTAAAGGCATACTTAAAAGGTAGATATGCATTTTTTGATACCTACACCACAGGTACAAACCCAGCTGCTTACGTAGTTAACTTCTTTGCAATCACAAAAGGAAAAGATGAGTATGTTGAAAAGTATCCATCAGACTACGTACAAATAGGTGATTGGTATATTAGACCATGGTAGAATAATTAAAAAGCAAATTTCGATTTAAGAAAATAAAAATAAGGCTTGCTTTTGCAGGCCTTTTTTCTTATATTAAAGAAAAGGTTATATAAATGTTTTACATCGTTGAATCAGATCAGCAATTAGATATACTTAGAAGTTATAGTGAAAAAGGAGCATACATAAAAGTAATTTCCTCAAACGATAATTATCACCCGCTCCTAACAAAAACCATAGCAGTTTACCTCAAGCCATTGGATCATGAGGAAGGATATATTATTCCTATAAATCATGATGAAGGACTTAATGTAGATAAAGATCGTGTCTACGACATTCTTAAGCAATATAAAATACTTTATACCATTGATAAGAAAGAATTGCTGTATCACTTTATATTAAAGGATGTTATAGATCTATCATTGGTTTATTCAATGACAAATTATGAAAGACTAGAATTAGGTAAAAATAACCTAACTTATAACTGGTTCTATAATCGATTGCATGATTTTAAAGAAGTAAATGCATTAATTCCAATCACAAAATTGTATGAGAAATGTGAAGAGGATTATAAAGCTATAGAGTTTATATTGCATATTGCAATACCCAATGGATTTGATTTCTATAATAAAACAGCTACTTCGGTATTCTTTGCAATAGAACATACCGGGTTAAGAACAATCTACCAGCCATACCTAGAACTATTCAAACCAAACAATCCTGTATTCAATATGGAAGATAATATTGCTTATACTTCCTATAATTTGTATAATACAACCTCACGACCAACAAATGCTTTTAATTCTGTGAATTATGCTGCAATTCCTAAAGCACAAGAATTTAGAAAAGCAATTATACCTCAGAATGATTGTTTTGTAGAATTTGACTTTGATGGATATCATTTAAGATTACTATGTCAGCAGATTGGTTATGAATTAACCAATGAATCAGCACACATGCAATTGCCTAAGTTATATTTCGGTAAAGATGAAATAGCAGAAGAGGATTATGCAAAAGCCAAGCAAATTAATTTCCATGCAATTTATGGAAAGATTCCACCTGAATTTGCTTTCCTACCTATCTTTGAAAGAATACAGAATTTTATAAATAGACTCTGGCAGCATTTTCAAGAAAAAGGATATGTAGAAGATCCAATATCAGGAAAGAGATTCACCAGTGACTTAAAGGATATGCATCCGCAGAAGCTAATGAACTACATGATGCAGTCGTTGGAAACAAGTAGAAATATTCTTATATTAAAAGATCTAGTAGTGTATTTGCAAGATAAAAAAACAAAAATAGCTCTTTATACCTATGATGCTATTGTTTTTGATTTTGATAAAAAAGAAGGAAAAGAAGTATTAGAAGGTATAGAAGCAATAATGAATCAGGAAGGAAACTATCCAGTTAAATTTAAACACAGTAACAATCTAGTTTTATAAAATAAAATCATATTTATAAATGATAACAAGCACTATAAGCCCCAATAGTTTCGATTATGATATCGAACAACTAAGCAACTACCTAGACATGTCAAATAAACTAGTTTGTACTTTTTCTACCGAAGATACCTTGGAAGGAACTCTAAGTACAATTCAAGATAGATATAAAATTATATATAACAAGATATTTATATTATATGCTAAAAGCCAAGAGGAATTTGTAATTACATATAATGTTGATTTAGATAATGTATCTAATTTTATTCCAAATACAGTATTAGTTCATAGAAAGAAAGAGTCAAATACTCTTTATACAATTAATTCATTAAATAGATTAATTGAATCACTTAATGGAGGAATATTAGATAAGAATTTTAAAATCAACTGGCCTGATTATGCAAACTGCATACTATTAACAAAAGGTCCAGAACTAAAAAGAGTAAATACAAAACTATATAAAATAGTAGATTTGTAATATTTTAGAAAAAAACAACTATTTATAATAAAACTAAAACGTTAATAAAGCCAAAATGGAAAACTTTAATTTAAAAAAATTCTTAGTAGTAAATAAATTAACTACTAATTCAAAAATGTTGAATGAAGATAAAGCTCCACTTACTCCCCCAGTAAATCCAATCACTAAGGAAGTAATGGAGGATTTTGAAAACGCTTCACAAGCTATCAAAAAACTAAAATCTTCTTTAGAAAACAAAGAGTTCACTCCCGGGATTCATGATCCAAAAAAAGGAATTGAAGTTCAAAGAACTAAAGAAGAATTTATTAAAGAAATACAAGAAATTGAGAGTAAATTAAATTTCTTAAGCGGGGAATATGGAGGTATACTACCTAAAGGATTCAAACTATAATTTTGATACAGAAAACATATAAAGCCAAAATGGAAAACTTTAATTTAAAAAAATTCTTAGTAGAAAATAAATTAACTACTAATTCAAAAATGTTGAATGAATCAATGGAAGGTGACGAACAATTACCAATGTCAATTACGATAAAACTGACTGATAAGTTCAGAGAGCACATGAAGGAATCTAGTGAAACTACTAGCGGAAATAGGGGATATGCTAACAGATTTACACTACCTGAATTGTGGAATAATGGTAATAGATATAACTTAGTTAAAGTTGGTACAATACCATATGATATTAAAAGAGATTTACAATTTGACTTTTGGGCATCTTATGACCCAAAAGCTAGTAAGATATATGTTAATCAATCTAGTTCTACAGCTAAAGACCTTGAAATCTCTATATTAAAAGATGATAGTATACCAAGTACCTCCCGTGTAGCTTCAGAACTAG